GTTCCCATAAGAACTTCCTTGGAAATAATTGCTTCTACTGTCTCAACTTTTCTAACTTCTGCTTCTTTAGCGGTTCTCTCTTCCTCAGCTAATTTGAATGCTTCAATTGTTTTCAAAGCATCATTATACTGGGTTTCGATTTCCGTTTTTGAAGTAGTCATTTCTTCAAGTTGTGTACGTAGAGAAGCGAACTCGCGTTCAACAATATTCTCTGCATCAGATTTTACATTGGTTTCTTCTGTCATTGTTTCGACCTCTGTTATTTCGTCTTCACTGTCACAACTGTCACCTGTTTTACAAGAATCGCAACAAGAGTCGCAATCTTCTTCTTTAGTGTCAGTGTGTATTTCACACTCCGTTTCTATAGTACATTCCTTGCAGACTGGGTCCATTTTTTCATTATCAATGAAACTTAATTCCGTAGGACGTATCTTGGTAGCATAATTGTCACCCATCACGTCAACATCATTGGAAAACCAATCAATTGATACGTGTGTCATGTCCCCTTGTTTAACCTTGTCCATCACTTCTTGACCATGTCCTGTTTTATTATTAATGGTCGCATTCATTTTCACTGCTGTCTTTCCATTTTCCATCTCAACCACCTCAGGCTCAGTAGCCATGCCGATTAAATCCTCAGGCGTTCTTTGATGGTTTATGTAAATCGGGAGCTCTTTAAAAGCTTCCATATTACCTTTTAAAACACTAGGCTCTATATAAACCTTTTGTTGTTGTTCGTCTTCTTCGTATTCGTGAAGACCTGAAGTAATAGCGATAACTGGAAAAGAAGCAGAGTCTATTCCATCATCGCTGGTAAATGTAAAATCATTTTCTCCATCAATAGATAAAGCAAATGACCTTTGTTTTGGTTCACTAGATTTTGACTCTCCTGCAAATTCCCGCTCAACACCATTCTCGTCAGCCCACATGGTACACATGCCTGCTGCTATCTCATCGTGATTTTCAAAACCACGTTTCTTTAATGTTTTTCCTACAGTCATTTTACATTTTTCGTAAGTCATTTTCTATCTCCTGTTGCGTTAGCGGAGGGTTTATTCCCTCTATTCTGGGCTCGAGCGGACTCTTCTTTTTTGTCCGAACTCTTTCCTCCAGATATATTAGCATTCTTATCTGATTTTTCTTTACGGATTGGAGAAGCCTTAATATCTTCAGAAGTTTCCATGTCTAGTTCAGTAACTCCTTCAGGGTCAAGACCTCTTTCCTCCCTAACTTCACCGGGCGATAAAACACCCTCAGAAAGATAAATCATATCTGTCTTAGCTTTTGTGAATGCGTCTTCAACATTAATCTGCCTGAATTTGAATTTAGCTTCTCCATTTTCTAATTGAGGCATTAATTGTGCATTTATTGCACCTTCTACCATAGTTTGTAGGTATCTTACATATGGTTCAAAAATAGGACGAGCTCTCTCAGGCTCTGTCCACATAGTCTTAGGAACTTTTAAAGCCATATGAATCTTATCTAATATATCATCAGTATATTTTCCATATTCAAAAGCTCTCTGGGTTCCTTGTAATTCTTTAATTTCTATATCGTTACCATGTATTATATCTTCACCGGGTTCTAACGAATTAAAGGCGTTAACCACTTCGTTAATTTTGTCAGGACCATAAGGCATATCGGGAAGTCCACAAGATATATCAAAGCGAGAAGAAGCGTATTTGTTGAGTGCAGCTCCGATATCTCGTTCTGCATAATCTTTGAGGTCAACCAAATACAAAATGGGATGGATGTCAGAAAGACCATAAGCGTAGTCATCGAAACAGTTATTTTTAAGTTCCACAATCTCTTCAGCTTCAAATCTGATATTCTCATTGTCATCTCCTACATCTTGATAGTAATATTCTATTTGTCCATGTTCATTCCTATTGACATACATGTTCTGTGAAGAACGTAGAACTAAATTGTCCCCAGTCCATTCTAAATAAGATGTACCAAATATACGGGCGTTCCTTAACCATCCATATAGAGTATCTTCTATATTTATTTCTTTGAACATCTTTTCTACCCTTTCTCTTAACTCATCATCGTCAGTAACGATGTCAAAATTATCTTTTACGGCGTAGAGACAAGGTAAGTCAATCAACGTTCTCACGATTGGGTCAGCTAAATATACATTCATGTATGTTTGAGGCTTTCCAAGGTGGGGCTCATACTTCTTTACATTATACCCTGCAAAGTTATTTTGTAGTTTTAATCTCTTGATTACACCTGCACCAAAACTTAGGGGGTCGTCCTCCTTAAATGGAGGGTTGCTACCTCTTGTAGCAAACACTCTTCGAACTCTGTCTAGTAACGACATGGCTTATTCACTGAATATATATCCGGTAATAGTATATAAAGCTTTCTTCATAGTCTATACCTTTTATTAAGCCTTACTTTACGCTGTTTTGTAGTAAATAATGAGGCATTGCTGTAACTTCCTACACTTCCTCCTAAGTTACCGCGACTCCTTTTACTAGGAGAGCCTGCTACAGAAGCAGTGCCCGGTAACATAGAAAGTGTGGCGTGAATAGCCATAACTGAACTATCACAATAATCATCATGTTTATTAGATGGTGCTGCTATCTTTTCAGTTTTATTAGCAGTATCCATAGTATATTCTAAATCTAAATGTTCTCTAAAGAATTTATTCATTAAGCGTTGTTGGTGTGGTGGTAGGTTAGAGGGTGTAGGTATCTTTACGAGCTTTTGTTGAATATAAGAAACATAATCTCTATATACTTGTGTCTTTGTGCCTCTAGGTCCTCCCGTAAAAACGAAAGGTATAAAGTAAATCTGGGGGTTACTATTTATACAAGCCATTCTTAAATCTTGTTCAATCGCTCCACCAATACCTGTACAATCCACAATAAGCCTATCAGCCCCAAGATTAATGGCGACATCCATAATACGTTCACGTTGGTAGGGAATATCATGTCCACCTGTTCTAGGATTGATTTCTTCCACATATATAAGGCGTGCGAGATTTCCTTCATCACACTGTTCCCTTCTCCATCCTGTAATAACAGTAGAGTTAACTGATTTACCAACATCAACACCGATAGTAATCGGAGAACCAAAATCTCCTCGCGTGACAAGTTCCTCTCTGGTTGTAAACTCATAATCATCAAAACATCCTTTTATCTTTTCAGGTGTAAAAACATTCGATACACTCTCTACAAACTCACATTCATATTCAGTTCTCCAATAGATAGAGTCTTCACCCCACTCTATCATTTTTTCTAACATTTCTTCTTCAGTATAGGGTGCTGTGTATGCATCCCCTGCCTTAATAGCATCTCTCCATGTATATACTAAGCGTGTCCAATTATCCGAATAAGCATCATCATATAAATATCTATACATGTGATTCTCTTTTGATTTTGGTGTACCTAGATTTATGAATGGGGCCTTATTTGAAACTATCGCTGGTTCTACATTATCCACGAATAAATTATCGTCGATGAGTGGGGACTCATCAACTATACAGAATGTAGGATGTTGTCCACGTATAGCTTGTCCTTGATTAGTAGGCGCTAATGGAGCTCTACGCATCACTGTACCCCCCTTAAGGCGTATATGGGGCTTATTATGAAATTTATAATTATCTACTAAACTATCTAAAAAACGATTATCTTTGAAATTCCTATATACATAATTGAAAATTAAGGCTGCTTGGTCTTCAGAAGGAGCTAAAATGAAAATTAAATCTCTAAATCTCTTAAAATACATATAAATTGTGACAGCTACTGCTAAAGCGTAAGATTTTCCACTACCTCTTGGTGCTAAAATAGCTAATTTACGTTGTTTACCATTCTCACTATGAGTCAATGCTTTAACTATTATATTTTCTTGCAGTGGTCTAAGTATTAATGGTCTTTGTTTATTATCAATAAGGTAGGTCGAACAGAATGCTCTTACTAATTTGAGCATCTTTTCCTCGCTATTTCTAGCTTTTTCGAATATATTCTCTATTTCAATTGAATCTATAGCACCTTTACCGGTCAGGGTTGCTTTTAGATTCTTTGTCTCGTTTTTCACTGCTGTTGTCATCTGTTAAGTCCTCCAAAAAAGAAGCAAACCCTGCTGTTTTTTGTTCTACAACAGAAGGTATCTCTATATTTAATGCTCTGAATTCAGTATGTATGTCACGAACAATTGAATTTCTTTGTCGCAAGAGCTCTGTTCGTAAGTTAACATCCCGAATATGTAAAGTAATTTCTTCCCACAGAATGTCTTCAAGAGACAGATTGCGAGCCAGCAAGCGTACAAGTTCTTTATGACGTTCATATTCTCCTTCTCCTACCCGCTGGCGTAACCGCTGCTCGTATTCAACCTCGTTCAAAGTGATTTGCCTTCGTCAAGTGATGATTTAACCTTAGATTTAACCAAAGCGGCTAATTCATCGTCTTTTTCATCCCATGCGGTGACTAATACATTTCGAACCAAAGAGTCCTTTACGTGCTTCTGAGCTGCTTCATCCAGCTTCTCGAATGCTTTCATCTGAACTTTAGTTAGATTCTTGTCTAATAAAGACATTACTTCTGCTTCATTGTTCTTTAAATACTTAAAGACTAATGCTTTGACTGCTGGTACGGTATAAGCTGCGTAAGCACCTAAACCAATTACTAGAGCGGCTAATAGCATAAGCACTGGGTCATCCATTAGGCTATCTAAAAGCCCTGATTCTTCTACACTCTCGATAATTGCAGAGATGTTACCATCATCTGCGGTCTCGTTTGTCTCTACGACAGTTGAGTTATCATTTGTTTCGTTTGTTGTGTTATTTGACATAGTTTTCTCCATGTTTGGGGCTCTCACAAAAGCACTTGCGATAAGTTTCCTGTGAAGCCATGGCTCTACAGCGAGAGCCTATACATAGTAGGTTAGACCTCTATATAAAGATTACTTCTTTAACCTACTTGTATTTGTTTTTAGAATGTTGTTTCTTACCTACGTGGTGTCCGTGGTGTTCACGTCTAGCTATTTCTGATTCAGTTACATTTATACGTAAACCT